ACTCCATTCTACTGTAAGATTGCTGGATTGTCAACCCCTCTTCTGAAAAAACAAAGATCAAAAGTTCTTTAGACTGGTAAACATTGTGTGGCAAAGTAGCATTCATTCTTTGATTGTTACCAGGAATTCTAAACTCTGTATTTGCTTTAAGTATTTTACCAGTATAGATTGGAACATATGTGTCATTGATCACATTGAAGACTGCAAAGTTTCCAATGCGATTTGAAATTGCAGAAACGGCAAATCGTTCACCATGACGAAAATGATTCTTGCCATTGATTGTGAATTGAATTTGATTTTGAATTTTTTTGACTTCTGCTTGAAGATCAACAATGCAGACAGAGTGTTTTTTCTCTGGCGCTACAATGGATTCTTTCTTGATAACTCTTTGAATGATTCCACTTGTTTCATTGTACATTGATCGGTATTGTGTGCAGTGTTCATCTTTGCAAATTTCATTTGTTTGAAATTCTATGTACTCACCAACAAAATTTGCAATTGCATTTTCTTTTGCACGTTCTTCAGCAATGGAACATGCAATGTTTTCAGCAGTCTCAGGGCCATACCGATACTCTCCAGTACCTGAGACTACTCCTGCTTGGGTTGTGATACAGATTGTTGCGGCAATTGCTCCAACTGTTCGCTTAACCATTTGTTTGCGCTCTCTTTATCATCAAAATATGGACTGATCACTTTATCGTCAATCGTCCAGAAAAAAGTATAGGTCGGCATAAATGCATCCCTATACTTTACCAACTCAGGCACTCATCAACCCCTTAAATCTGTCGGCTGCATACGATGCGGCAAATGCTCTTGGCTTTATCATAGGAATCACATTGCATGTTCCACGAATGTAACCGATTGCTTCGTTGAGTACACAGTTTGATCCATACAGTTCATTTGGATTGATGTCCAAATGAACTTCAACTTGACGATCAACAAGTACGTCAGCAAGACTTAAATAAAGTTCGGAAAGTTTATACGCTTCGTTCATCAGACGATAGCGTGGACGATTGATCTTTTGATCATAGTCACGCTCACGAATCACTTCACCAAAAAGTTTACATCCATGCTTTCCGTCAATGTGTACGACAATGGCTAGTATGTAATCTGCATACCATACATCATTCATACGAAATCTTTCGGAGTCGCATCCAATGTAAATTTTAGTCTCTGAAGACTGAGCAGTAATAAATGCTTTTACTTCATTTAAGTCTAATTTGAACATTTTAAATTCCAATTAAAGAATTTGACTCTTTCAATCTGGCCTCGGTGTACGGATTTGAACCGCATCTAAAAGTTTTGGAGACTTCTGTGCTACCGTTGACACTACACCGAGATGGTGCTCCTAATAGGGTTCGAACCTATGACTTGGCGATTATGAGTCGCTTACTCTACCACTGAGTTATAGGAGCAAGTAACTCCAAATGGTGCGCTTGCGTCAGAGGCGTTCGGAGTGTTGTTACAATTTAATCATACATTCTTTTGATGCATTTGTCAAGTATTTATATGGTACGGATGGCGGGATTCGAACCTGCAGAACTCAGATTTTAAGTCTGATATGTATACCTATTCCATCACATCCGCATTGGCGGAGAGTACAGGATTCGAACCTGTGCGCCTCTTTCGAAACGGCGGATTAGCAATCCGGTGCATTACCACTCTGCCAACTCTCCTAGTCACACCATGTTTCGTATGGGTTCACGAACATTACGCAATCAAGAACTTCTCCAGTGCCGATGAGTAATATTGCGAATAAAATAAATGCGATTAATGTTTTGTTCATATGTATTTGGCGGAAGCGGTGAGATTCGAACTCACGGACCCTTTCAGATCGTCTGCTTTCAAGGCAGGTGCAATAAACCGGGCTCTGCCACACTTCCTTTAATTGGCACCACCGAGAGGAATCGAACCCCTATTCTAGGTTTAGAAGACCCATGTCCTATCCGTTGAACGACGGTGGTAAAATTTATAATTTATTATTGATTTCCAACTTTAAAATGTTTACGAAAAACGTAAGAGTTAATCTAGTATCATCAATTGTATTTCCAAAACAATTTTCTGGTCTGTGAAGAATATTTCCATTATACATTACCAATCGATTAAATTCATTTTCAAATGAGTATTCTTTATCATTGATCATAATTAGAGTACCAGAATTTTTTTTAGGATTTTTGGTAAGATAAATTATTCCAGCAAAAGCATTGTCGTGATCCGTATGCCACCAAGAACCTTTATTTTCATAATGAACAGTTTCTGGTGAATAGTTAAAGTAAGAAGATATTTGGTATTCAAATGAACAACGAACGTGAGGATTTATAACTTTTTGAAAAATGTTATCGAATGTTTTTCTAAACAAATCGTAATTAATTTTATCAAGAGAGTCTGATCTATGACCTCTCCATTTTCCTGGAGGTCTAAATTCATCATTCGTTTTTATTTTTATACCTTCAATTTGTCTATTTTCTGCATTGTAATAAGTAAGAGATTTTGCTAGATCAACATATGAATCAGGATTTTCTAGCGCATTTTCTAAAATTAGATAGTTATTAATTAAAAACATTTTAAATTGGAGGTAAGTTAAAAGTAATCGATAATTTAGGTTCTATTATTTTATTAACCGAGTGTTTTGTGAAAGCATCAAAATAAAGTGCGTATTGATTCTCTAAAAGAATTTCTTTATCGCCAACTGTCCATATTGATTTGCCAGAAACATTTTTAACAAGCACATGATAATTGTGATCATGAAGTGGAAAAGAAATTGATGATGTTCCTTTTCCCCAATATACATTGGCAGTAACATCTTTGTAGTGTTCATTCAAAATTCGTGTAATTTTAGCAACATCTTCAGATATGTATTCCACTTTAGATATAATTACTGTGTGTCCGAGTGTGTAATATTCAAGAACTTTTTCCGAATGAACATAATTATCATTTAAAAAAAAGTTTGCGCTCACTGTTCCGTTTTCTAAAAAAATTTCTATTGATGATCTATTTTTTCTTGACCAAAAACTTTCTGGATTTTCAATATATTCTATCGGCCATCGATATCTATCAAGAATGCGCCCCATTAAAATATGATCATCAATGTCTGTTATTGACAAATCGTTAATTGTTTGAAAAAGAGTTTCTGTCATATGTAATTTTTATAAAAGTCAAATGTTTTTACATCAATTTTTTTATTCAAAAAATATCTATGTTTCTCATAAGATTTTTGCATAAACTCTTCGATGTTCATAGATTTGTTAGTTTCTCTTTCATATTTTTTCAGAGAGTTTATTAAAAATTCTCTTTGATCATCTCCCCATCGACCAGTCATCATGTGTTTAGTTATGTAGTCTTCATGATAAGTAAAATGATGTGGATTGAACTGTCGCTTATTTAAAATACCAATGTTTTGTTTTTTTTCATACATCATAAAAGAATCTGACAAAAGATATGGACCAGCAATGTACTTTATGAGAGTAGCATTGAATGAATGTTGTGGGTCAAATACTACTTTTTGTTTTGTCTTTTGAATTCTGGAAGCAACTAAATCGATACATTGTTTTATGAAGATAGAATTTTTCTCAAACACCATAAGTGAGTTTTGTACAAGTTCTTCTTTGTTAAAAAGAGATTCTATCAAATATGCTTCTTTGTTGTCATTTAATTTATCATAAAAATTTTTGTAACAAAACATATCTAAATCAGCATATATTCCTCCATAATGATGGAGAATGAGATATCTTGAAAAGTCAATTCTCAATATATGTGTTGTACATGAATTGTATGCTTCATAGTATTCTGAATAATTTTCTTGAACAAAAGAATCTATGTTTTCTTTATCATTCCAAAACATATACTCAAAATCTGAAAAATGTTTTTTCCAAGACTCTTGACAACTAAACCAAAGATAATCCCATTTTGTTTTATCTGTTGGTCCCATTTGATGAATAATTTTAGGTATCATTTTAATTCAAGTCCAGAAGAGCCAAGTTCATTCCCAAAATTGCCTCGAATGAATGTATTAAAAGAAAGACTCACTCTTATTCCTTTATAGTCACTAGGTAGTGCTGAAACTGTATGAGATAGACTTGATGGAAAAATTAAAATCATTCCAGTCTCAACACCAATTTGCCAGTTTGCCGAATTGAATGGATTATAGTTGTCTGAGTAAATTCGAATTGTAGAATAGTCATTTATAAAGATGATAGAATCTTTGTCCTTTACTGCATTTATATAGTAGACTCCACTCAAAAGACTATTCGGATGATTGTGTATTTGATGAAAATTCCCTGCTTCATTGTAATTGATCCAAGACTGAGTTATATAGATTTCAATTTTGTTTTTTGGTAAAATTACTGTGTCAATATACTCTTTGATTTCTTTTTCGATGTTTCTTCGAATAGATTTCATGACATGGGCATTAGAATCTAAAATTCTAGTGTCTGTTGACGATTCGTTTGTTAGATTCGAATGTCGAGATTGATCATATATGAATTGCATGTCTTCATCATTTAATTTTTGATCAATCTTAGAAACCCAAATTGGTTTAGGAAATATTCCGCAAATTTGCCCCATAATTCATTTCTCACTAAAAACTAAATTGGAGCGGATAGAGAGAATCGAACTCTCAACTTCTGCTTGGAAGGCAGTGGTTTTACCATTAAACTACATCCGCAAAACTTGGTCTGAGTAGAGAGGATCGAACTCCCGACCTCCTGCTCCCAAAGCAGGCGCACTACCTGGCTGTGCTATACTCAGAAAACTTGGTGCCCAAAGAGAGATTCGAACTCCCGACCTACCGCTTACAAGGCGGTTGCACTACCACTGTGCTATTTGGGCATATACTTATATATCTTGGAAGTACGGGTCGGATTTGAACCGACGAATCAAGAGTTTTGCAGGCTCCGCCATTAGACCGCTCTGGTACCGTACTATAATTGTCTATAATTATACATTACACTGGGAGGGATGTCAAGATTCGAACTTGAACTGAATGAGTCAAAGTCATTAGTGCTGCCGTTACACTACACCCCATCGAATGGCACGCCGTGAAGGATTCAAACCTCCGACCACTTGGTTCGTAGCCAAGCATTCTATTCACTGAACTAACGGCGTAAATTTGGTGCCCCAGACCCATTCTACGACTTTCACAGAGTCGGGTGCTAAACCTTTACACTATGAACACCACGACTGGTGACGATGGAAGGATTCGAGCCTTCGATCTTTCCCGTATGAAGGGACTGCATTAAACCGCTATGCTACATCGCCATGAGTAAGAGTACTATCATCTGTTTAAGGACAACGAGGTCCCCTCTGCTTCCCTAAGACTCACCACAAGTCTCGCACCGACGGCGTTGGATTTTTGCAAAGGTGGGTACGACCATGATAGTCTGGCTGCTGGTTAGGCACTTTGCTCTACAGACTCTTACTCATGACTACATAAACTAAATTACTTCAAAATCCATATTTAAAGTTTGTCTCAATCCTCTACCTTGTGGGTATGTACCATGATACACCCAAACTGGAAAAATTATAATTTCTCCAAATTGAGGATCATGATTAAAGTCAGTATTTTCACCAAGATTATCTTTTAATATTGCATAAAAACTGCCTGGACGATTTTTATCATTTTCTGGCAAATTTAAATATGTCACAGTCGAAACGTGATTTGCCTCACATTTTAAATTGTGTTTATGTATTGTGTGAAAACAATTTTCAAACCCTAAAACTGTCCAAGCAGATTTAATATTCAGTCTTGAATTTTCATTTATAACATTATTTTGTTTTAAAGCGAGTTCGACTTTATTTTGTACTTTAAATCTAACATCTGATATACTCATCAAACAGTTCATCAAGTCATATTGTTGTGAATTAATTCCTGTCGTACTTTTTTCACAAGTTACACTCTGAATATTATTTTGAATAATTGCAGTATCAATAATTTCTTTAAATTTTAAAACGTCATAATATTCAAATTTTTCTAAAATTAACCAGTCGTTCATGTTTTATTTCCAAGAATTTAAAATATTATGTATATGATGTGTGGCTCCGGAGGTTGGGATCGAACCAACGACATTCTGATTAACAGTCAGACGCAACTACCTCTGTGCTACTCCGGAACGGGTGCTTTCTCTCTGCGGTGGTGTCTCAGAGCGTCCTAGACGCTCTTTTGACGCTTCTAAGTCATTGTTTTTTCTAGCCCTACAAACAAAAAACCCCTAGAGTTTAATCTAGGGGACTTTTGTTTATAAGTTAGTGAGTGCTTACTAACCAAGTCCCCAATTGCTAAGTGTATTTGAACCCTCACTGCGAATGACACCCTGCCAACATTTTGGCATGAATGTAAAATATGAGGGTAACGAATGGGTCATTGAAATGCTTCTTCCTTAAAAATGTTAGACCATGTTTCAAGTCTTTTTCGTTTATTTAGCAAACTTTCTGCGATATTTTTACGGTTTACCAAATTTTTTTCAATCATGAGTTCAATCAAGCAAACAAGATCGCCGAGTTCATTTTCAAGTCTTTGCCGATTTGTCTGATCATTGTAAGACTCATCCATTCCAAAGCGAAAGACTTTACTGATGGCTTGAATTACTTCGGCACATTCTTCTTGTGCGATGCTTAAAATTTCTTTTTCACTGTTTGTCATTTTGTTCCTTTGAAAGGAAGGGGCACGATGTATGTCTCCCGACATTCATTGTTGTTTAAAACTTGAGCCTATTATTACCATTGTTCGGCAAGTTCCCCGTTCGCTTATTATTTGGACATAAAGTCTGCAACTTTACTCATTGCAATTGCTTCTTTTGAATACTTCTGATCGGTGTACTGCACACACCGAACATCATCCATGTTTTTTCCAACCTGTTCAATTTTTGTACAGATGAATCCTGCTTTGCTAATCTGATAAGTGTTCATATACCGATCATAAGCAAGATACGCAAGACCTGCAGAAATTACCATGAATGATACACCAAGAACCGCAAATACACCAGAGTTAGAACCGCTGTCTTCGGTTGACATTTTTAAGTCGCCTTTCATTGTATAAAGTTCCTAATCAAAAAACGTTTCACTTCGTAGACATTGCGAAACTTGCTGGAAGCCTTCGCACCGTTCACCGAAGTTTTCACTTCGATGTTTTTGGGCGTTCTTACGAGAATCGCACCAAATTCTTTACTTGATGTTCCAAATGGTATCACATAAGCATCACCTTTGTCAACAGTTTTTTTAGCATAACCTGTTGCGCCTTTGATTTTATCCAGACCACCAAATCGTATGGTGTCAAGCAACTCGGCTGAAATTGACTGGCGAGGACCCATGCCTTCAAGATACATTGTACTGTTCCTTGTACTTTGGGTCACGTTTACGGCGATCAACTACCACACGCATCCGATACTTAGGAGTACGCAACTCTTTAGCAATCGGATTTCGTTTTGGTAGTTTCATTTTATTCATCAAATTCTCCAACGTCTTGTGCTACATCATACACCATTTCGATTGGAATGTCAAGAGTCAATGCAATCTCACGAAAAGTCATGTCGGTTGTTTGCAACAACTCCACGATATCAGTGTACAAGTCTTTCATTACGGCCATTTTATTTTCCTATTGCGGTTAGCCCATAGACAACGAGGTCATACAACATTGGATAGATCGTTATAATTTCGCCAATCATACTTTTACTCCTTCACTTAGTTCATTGTAATCTATTGTTGGTTCTGGATATGCGATACTGCCATCATACTCTAATTGTGACTGTTCAAACCAAGAAAGATAGTCATCGTTTTCCCATGACCAATCGACAATATACTCTTCTTGAAAATCATTTTTTTTGACAATCAGAGATTGTACTTTTGCAACAACCTCAGACCCAAGATTTTTGCTTACATTTGCATTGGTTACTTTGTACTCGTACCCACCCTTGTTTTTCCAGTATGGATCTTCGGCAGTGCCGTAGTTTTCTAGGTATTGAGTACGAATGACAAGAATTGTCATTTTAGATTTCTCCGAGTGTTTTGTTAAAAAAAGTCAGCGTAGCCACCCTCACCACCAAGGTGAGCATAGTCTTTATAAATTTCCATCATGAAATGACCAGATACGCCTTCGTATACTTTGCGGAAAACTTCTTCGCCTTTTGCATTGTAAACAACTAGAGTGTATGTCATTTCAATCTCCTTTTCTATGCTTTCAGTATATCAGGTCCAAAAGAAAAGTCAAGAATTATTTTTGAATCGTTGTGAAAAAACAACATCAAACTTTTTCTAGTTCAAAGAGTGCATCTTCGGCAATTTCAATTACATCTTTCAATGCAATGAATGCGTCATCAGCAGGCTTGTAAAATTCTGGCATTGCCTTGCAGACATCTTTAGCAGACTCAAGCAACTTGAGCAATTCTTCTAATTGATCTTTCACTTTCATTTCATATTTCTTTAAACAAGATCCACTTGAATATCAACACCATCATTGGTGCGGGTAGCAAAACCAGTAGTCGGTTTGCCATGACGAATACTCATTGCAACTTGCATCAGAGCATTCCAGACGGCAATTCTTTGTGCGGTATGAGGAAAGCGGCTACCCATCAGGTCTTTCACTTGACAGTCGCCGATGAAGACACCGTTGATCACGGCACGAAACTTCTGGGAATTCTTGAGACCGTCAATGATGATTTTTGTGTTCATTTTAAAAACTCCTGAATTAACCGAGGGATTTGACTGAGGAAGAAACCACACCGCCAAACACTGCTACGGCGAGAAAGACACTCAGAACAACAAAAAGAATCGTAATCATTTCAATCTCCTTATCAATGTCAATCACTACATTAATCATTATACTCGGTTTTGGAGAAAAGTCAAGAGGTTTTGGAAACTTTTTTTGTTTGTTGTATGAATGCAACACAGTTAGTTAGTGAGTACTTACTTACTGAGCGCCAGTCCAGGTTATCAGAGAAAAGTCTTTTGAACAGACATTTCCTCGTGCGAAGTTTTTTGCGGGAGACCGCCAAGAAGCGGCTTTGAGAATATCACCCTTTGTAAACTTACCGAGATCACGGTAGCATACAAAAGAGTGGACAGATGATCCTGTGATCACCTTGAGGTACTTAGAACCCCGTTCAATGCGAATGCTCTTTTCAAAGTCTGCAATCATCTTTTGTGCAATCTCGTCATCACGACCGCGAAAGTAACTGCGATAGTCAGCCTTGATATGATCAAGATACTCATTCAGATTCGCTACCATTTCATGCTCCAATTCGTTTATCACAGTACCCATTTTACACGAATTTCAGAAAAAGTCAAGGGTTTTTTTTGGTATGTTGTTTTTTTACAACCTAACATTTTCAATAAACTGATAATGATCAATTGACTTGGATGTTGCAGTTTCTACATTTCGTTTGAATTCGCCGTACATATCAATAAGGGCAGCCAAATGATTGTTGTCAATGTATCTTGCAGATACATCAGGATTTAAAATATTTACTCCACGCAAAACGGAAAGCCAACTATTTAACTCAAAATGACTATCTTTAAAATCTTCATAATGTAAAACTCTCTTTTCAGAAATTTTTAAAATTTTATTCAGTCGATCTGAATTTTTTAGTGTTTTGCATTTTTTCCAAAATTCAGAATCGGATCTTTCTGTGATATAGTGTAGTCTCAAAAAATCAACTACATCATCAAATCTTTTTCTAAATTTTTCATTGTATTGATCAATTAAAAATTGATCCTGCAATCTCATTTGATCAAATGATTCTAATGCGTATTGAATCATATGTGTTGTAACCCAAATTGATGTTGCTTCAAGTGGTTCTAAAAACCCAGAAGAAAGTCCTACCGCAATGCAATTTTTTATCCAAAACTGCTCGTAGTACCCAGCATCAAAATTAAATTTTCTAGGGAATTCTACATTGCCAAATAATTCACGAACTTCTTGTTTAGCATTTTCTTCAGTAGTACATGTTGAATCGTATACATAACCACAACCATATCTTCCTTGTACTGGAATTTTCCAAATCCAACCATTTTTAAGCGCAATTGCTTCTGTGTACGGTTCAATTGCATTTTTTTCATTTTGAATGAAGAATGGGATTGCAGAGTCGCATGGCAAAGTTTCTTTGACACTTTTCCATTTTGATTTAAAAAAGTTCCCAACTATAAGTCTTTTAAATCCAGAACAATCAAAAACAAAGTCGCAGGGTACTTTTTGTTCATTTTTTAAATTGATTGAAGTAATTCCAAAATCAGTTGTATCTAAACCAATTGCGATATCATCAATTCGTTTTATACCTCTTGATATTGCAACTTCTCTTAAAAATGCGGCAAGGTCTCTGGCATCAAAGTGTAACCCATACTCAGACATTTGATCATAGTTCACAAACTCGCATTGATTGTCTTGATATATCAAATTTTCTTTTCTTAAAAATCCAACTTTATTTTGAAGACAAATTCTTTCTGAATAATTTGTATCTCTTGTGGCTTCATTGACTGCATGAGAAATGAGAAATGCGTTTGATGAAAGATTTCTAGACAAGTTTAAACTGCTTAAATTTAAATTTTGTTTGTTTCCAAAAGAATGAAAGTATTGATCATTGTTCCCATTCCAATTTTTAAAAAGTATGCCATGTTTAAATGTTGCTTTGACATTCCTCAATAAATGGACAATTGGTATTTGAAGTTGTTCCATAAGAACAGAAAAAGATGCAACCGTTCCTTCGCCTGCGCCAAGAATTCCAATCTCTTCACTCTCAATGACTGTTACACTTATTTCTGGTTGATATCTTTTACAAAGTAGCGCAGTTATCCACCCAGCAGTGCCGCCACCCAAAACAACAATCTCTTTAATGTCTCTCAATTCAAAATCTCCTCAATATACTTTTTATGATTTACTGTTTGACTTAAAAAATCATTTTTGATCTTTTTAATTTCTTGAGAATTGCTTCGTGCAATTTCATAAAGACTTCTATCTTTTAAATTTTTTTCATAAGAATCAAAATTAATTTTTTTAAGACCAAATGCAATTTTAGTAAAATTTAAATACACAAAAATCGAATCACTCATCGATTGAATATTTAGAATATCTTTTTTGATTTTTTGATCTAAACAGTGTACTTCGTATGGAATATTATTTGTCATGTATTTCCAAAATTCTGAATCAGTTCTTCCTCCAGTATAACAGAAACGAATAAACAAATAAACTCTTTCATAAAATTCTTGCATGGACATGTTATACTGATTGATATCAAAATCGAAACACTCAAAGTTATACATGCTCAAGAATTTCTTCATCTGAAAAACTGCTTGATGAATGTTTGTTGCTTCTAATGGTTCGGCAAAACCAGAAGATAGTCCAATAACAAGACAATTACCAATCCATTGTTTTTTCCAATACCCACTCTTAAATTTGAGAACTTTATTACCTCTTCCTGGTCCTGAAGCAAATGTATCGTTTAGTGGAGAATTGTATTTTTTTCTTAAAAACGAATCAAATCTTTCCAGAGCAATTTCATCTGACGTAAATCCGGAAGAGTACAAATAACCAGCACCAACTCTATTTGATAATGGAACTTGCAAAATCCATCCATCTTCGGATGCTTCTGCAAGAGTGCATACGGGAAGTTCTTTTACATTGGGTGTTGGTATAGGATTAGGAATACAAGAATCAAGCGGCAGCCAATCTTGCTTATCTACCCACTCAGGAGACAGATGTTTAAAAAGAAATGCACTAAATCCAGAAGCATCAATATAAAAGTTCCCAGATATTTTTCCATTTCTTTCTAGAATCAAATGATTAATTTTTTGATTTTCAACAATAACATCAGTTACTACATCATCAATGATTGTCAGATCATTTTTAAATTTTTCAATAATATATTTGCTAAAAAGAACTCCATCAATGTGAACAGATTGTCCTTGATTTGAATCTAGAGGAATTCTTGTTTGTTCAAAAAAATCTTTTCCATAACAAACGTCAAGATCATATTTGCCACTTATAAGATCATAGGCAGCTTCAAAATTAAATGGAGTTATTGCATTTAGTTGTTGTTGAATGAATGAATGATAAAATTCATCATTCTTGTTTAACCAATTCTTAAATTTAATTCCAAGTTTGACTGTTGCATTCACATTTCGAATTAATTCTTCTCTCGTAATTCCAACAAAATTTAAGTAATCGTATATTGTCGGAGTTAAACTTTCTCCAATCCCTATGTTAGGTTTTGAGTGATCATAAATCAATACGACTTCAACTTTATTCCCCCAAGTTTTTTTAATATAAGTTGCCGAAATTGCTCCAGCAGTTCCACCACCAACAACAACAATTCTATTTTTCGAAATGTTCATATTCATCATCAAAGTCATCATCATCTAAGTCTTTAGGGTCCATGTACTTGTACTGGTTCAGATTCTGGTTCTTTTCTTTTTTAGATTCAGACATCACTCTTTTGCGAGGAAGTTCCTCGTCTTCGTAAAACTCTCGGAAATTGTTATATCGTTTCGTCTTTGCCATGTTAGTTTTGTTGTTCCCCTATGAATAAATCTGGCAGTGCTTCTTCCACAAGTTTTCTTGTGATTCCCTTGTATGTAATCTTTTTGTCTTTGATCATGAGAACTAACTTTGCTTCTTCTGGTTCTAAAGACTCAAGCATTTCAATGAAAATCTTTTCACGCTTCATTGCGTTCAATCCATTGTTTGGAAGAAAGTATTGAAACTTTCTCATTTCTTTTGGAAGCCGATTGTGACCCATGTTCTCTGGAGTTTCCATTTGACGATATGGGGGTGCTCCTTCTGGCAATTCTAGCTTCACATTTTTGTGGTATGTGTATAACAAAATCGTCTTCAGAGTTGGAATCAGATTTGAAATTGCTTTCAAAGCTGGCGCACGATCTTTTGCTGGCAACTCAGAAACGTGCTTTAGCAACTCTGGCATATTCATCTTACTTACATCAATAGGCATATTAAAATTCCTGTATGTGTTCAATTAGCATTTTCATGCGTTTTTGAATAAAAAAGTTAAGCAACTTATCTTTGCCTGTTACTTTCTTAGGCTCACGATAAGCATCTAAAATTTTGTTGCTATACTCAGCAGGAACTTTTGACAAGTCAATTAGACTTTCATTCCTGCGAAAGTTACGCAACATTCTTTCATCACAAAAATCTGTTGGATTCTGTGAAACCCATATATTTAGCTTTTTCTCAGTTACAGGTTTCTGCCGAGTGCCTTCAGTGACAAAGACATCATCAGGAGAAAGAAAGTTAGGTATGCCGTCGCCAGTGTCACCTTTAAGAATATGCTCTCTCAGAAAACGTTCTGGATTAGACTCACGCAGAAACTTCTTTTGCATCGGACTGTACTGTTCTACGTTTACGAATTTCTGCAATTGTAGAAAGTCTTTGTCACTTGAAAGAATGAGTATTTTTTCAGTCGCATCATTTTTTAGATAGACACCATGCTCATGGCAAAGTGTTGCAATGATATCATCTGCTTCAGTCTTGTCTACTTGAATGACTTTGTAGGGGAAGTATTCTTTGAGTTCGTCACGAATCTTGTTCAGAGATTCAAAGATTAGATTCCAGTCAAGCGGAGATTCTTCTCTCGCTTTCTTTCTGGATGCTTTGTAGTATGGAAAGATATCTCTGCGCCAGTACTTCTTGTCATCAGCACAAATGACAAGTTCGCCATATTCTTCTTTGAATTTGACATTGTACATGCGAATGCTATTCATGACCATGTGACGAATTAGATTTTCATCTAACTCGTTTGCATTGCGAATCTGCATGAGCAGATTGGAAATCATGACTTGATTCAGATCAACTAAAATCATTTTTCATTCTTTTTATCTAAAAGTTTTTTTGTTCTAAGAATTCTTTTTGTGAACATGAAATTATGTCCACTAGTCATCAAAATATCGTTGTACTCTTTTTCATCAGCATAGTGACATTTTATCACAACTTTTTTTTCTGTCAATGGAATTAGATGTAAAATTGGCATGTTTGCCAATAATTGTATGTTTTGATTTATTCTATTTACAAAAAAATTTATATTTGTACTGTTTTGATATTTAAACTCAAAGAATCCGGGAACAATGTGCATAACATTCCATAAGTGTATGTTATTCCAAAGAGGAGATTGTGCTAAAAAATTGATTCCTTTTTTTTCTTTAAGAGCCCAAGGAGAACTCAATTTCAAATGTACAAAATTGTTAAATGCTTCTCCATATTGACTTCTATCATGTGAGTTTATATAAACGCCTTTATAATGAGAGAAGAATGCCCAATCGCCATTTTCGTTTGTAGATATTGAGATATCTGCCCAAAGTGGTATAGTAAAACTGTTTCTATACATTTCAACGAATCCAACACATCGCTTCATTGTTGATCCTGGGTACAAAACATTCCTATCACTAAGAAAATGATTTTCTTTAGGAAGATTTTTCCACCATTGAGGAGAGTGTTTTATCGACTCTACTATTGGAAACATTTTAAGTATCCCTGGGTTATCAACAAAAGCATCAACAACAACTTTGCCGAATAAATCTTTCAAAATCATTTTTTAGTTTCCGTTAAATATTTATCGTATGCTTTTCGAATCAACTTAACCAATTTTGGATTGCGATACTCATAGATATCTGGCAATTGAAGATTGAGTATTGTTTTATGAATATCAAGTTCATCAAGTCTATCTTTTACAAAAAAGTAGTGTTCGGTGTCAGCACATACAATTTCATCAGCCCAAGTAAGTAAAACATCGTCCACCTTAACCAAAGCATAATCATGTACATACCCAGCCGCACGACAATTGTATTCGTATGGCTTTTGACCTAATACCCATGCGATTGTGGGAGAGCGCAACATACCGGCAGAACAGACCGCAAGGACTTTTTTATAATCTCCTTGATGCCTGTTACTGCAATTGCCAATACGACTCTCTGTTTCCCAATCATTCTTCATCTGCAAACTCTCCAGTTTTGTTGCGATACTCTGCGGCTCTTTCACCATATGCTATATCGGCATGCTTATCACAAAGAGTCTGATTCCAACCAATTCCATACCATGTACCTGGATTGCCACATTCCTCACATATACGACCACTCATACTTTCCGCAAATGTGATGTAATTAT